TATTAAAGTGAAACCCGAAGAAGCGGCGCAAGCCATCCGAGACAAAGCACCAGCTTACGGCGAGGCTAAAGCCCAAAGGGTTTACCTTGAGGAATTTCGCAAAAGCCAAAAAGCCTTACTTATGCGGGATGCCTTAGAGATGGGCTTTGAAGCGGCAAACGCCCAAGAACGTGAAGCCTACGCCGACCCTATTTATGCCAAACTGTTAAGGGGATTGGCTGCGGCAATTGAAAAAGAAGAAACGCTAAAGTGGGAGATTGAGGCGGCAAGGCTTGATATAGAGATTTGGCGCACCCGCGAGGCCACTAACCGGATGCAGGACAAGGCGCACCAATGAACAGTAAAAAAACTGTATATACAAGGTAATTGGCCTGTTGACGTACCCATTCCTACGTTTACAATAGATGTGCAGTTGACTCCTTTGCAGGGGCTTTGACCCCTGCTTTTTTTTAGGGTAAATATGAAAAAAAATGTTGCCGACTTTATTTCTACGCTGTTTCACAGTTCTACGGTAACGCACTTCATGCACCTAGCGACTGATTCGTATGCTGTGCATAAGGCTTTGGGTAAGTATTACCCCGAAATTGTTGAGTTGACTGATAGCTACGCCGAGACTTATTCAGGCGCTTATGAAAAGATTAAGGATTTTCCTGAGAATTTTCATAACGCTAAAGACCCTGTTAAGTATCTAACCAGCATCAAAGATTACGTTTATAAAAACCGTAAGGCTTTGCCTGACGACACTGAGCTGCAAAACATTGTGGATGAGATAGCGGCGCTGATTGATTCAACCCTATACAGGCTAACTTTGCAATGATTAGGATATTTGCTGGCTATGATCCAAGGGAGGCTGTTGGCTACCATGTGTTTTGCCAAAGCCTGATTGAGCGCACCAGCGAGCCGGTCGCCATAACACCGTTATTTGGTACACAACGGGACGGCACAAACGCATTTACTTATCAGCGGTTTCTAGTTCCCTACTTTACAAACTTTACAGGTAGGGCAATATTCTTAGATGCCAGCGATATGCTAATGTTGGCAAACATAAACAACTTGAGCAAACTATTTGACCCAACCAAGGCGGTGCAAGTTGTTAAGCATGAGTATCAGACTAAGCACCCAAAGAAATACATTGGCACACCAATGGAATCGGCGAATCGGGATTATCCCCGAAAGAACTGGTCAAGCTTAATCCTTTGGAACAACGAACATCTAAGAAACCGAGTGCTTACGCCTGATTATGTAGATGACCATACAGGTGCAGAGCTTCACCGATTCGGTTGGTTGCCCGATTCACTTATCGGTGACCTACCGAAAGAGTGGAATGTTTTAGTGGGCGAACAAGAAAACATCAATGCCAAGATTGCCCACTACACGCTAGGCATCCCCGAGTTTGACCATTACCAAAATTGTGACTTTAGTAAGCAATGGTTTAACACTAAAAGCCGTATGATGAATGGCCTGATCAAAATGAGGGAGCTAGTCGATGGATGATTACCTAACAAAACCTGACTACAGCCTGTTAGCCCAAGCGATTAGCCGTAAGCCTGGCCTTGCGCCCTATGGCATGAGAAACCTTGAAACAGGTCAAGACATAAACCAAGGCACAGTAAAGGGCAAAGGATACTTTGGCGAAGTGCCAATGGATCAAGGCGGCGCAATGACCGAGTTCTCAAGCGCTTATGGACAAGACGGTAAGGTGGTATCCAATCCATTGATTGTGCCAACGCTCACTAAGCAAGAGCTTGATTGGCTAAAGGCGGGGCTTGACCCAACGCCACAAATAATTAAGAAAGCACAGGACTATGCCCAAAAACGCATGAGCGCAGGACAAAGCACATTTGCAACCCCGCAAGAGTTAAGATACCCTGCGCCAACAGAGTAATGTAATGCTTTATTATGATCAACGAAACTAAAGTAGTTAAAACTAGAAAGAAAGCAGGCGGTCGCATTGTAGGTACGCCTAATAAGGTCACAGCGCAGGCTAGAGAGGCTATAGCAATGTTTGTGGATGGTAATGCCCACCGACTAGCACAGTGGCTTGATGAGGTCGCTATGGGCGTTCCTGAGCATGACATAAAACCCAACCCCGCTAAAGCCTTTGAGCTATTCCAAAGCGTGGTTGAGTACCATGTACCCAAATTGGCTAGAACAGAGATCACCGGCAAAGATGATGGGCCGGTAGAAATGGTGGTGACATGGGGCGGCGTGAAGTAATACTGCCCTATAGCCCTAGGGCGGCATTTATGCCATTCCATAACAGGACTGAGCGCTGGTCTTGCTTGGTAGCCCACCGTAGAGCTGGAAAGACCGTAGCGGCAATCAATGACCTGATTAAGCGAGCTATCACCGAGGGCAACAGGTCAGCCCAATACGCTTACATTGCACCATTCAGAAGCCAAGCCAAGCGGGTGGCGTGGGATTACCTCAAGTATTACGCTGCGCCTGTGACCAAAGCCACTAACGAATCCGATTTGTCGGTGGAGCTGGTGAACGGCGCAAAGATAATGCTGTTTGGCTCGGACAATGCGGACGCAATGCGTGGTATGGGATTTAACGGCGTTTACCTTGACGAATATGGCGACTTTAAGCCTAGCGTATGGGGTAATGTAGTCAGACCAACTTTGTCTAGCACTATGGGATGGGCCGTTTTCGGGGGTACGCCTAAGGGCAAAAACCAGTTTCACGACATTTATAAGGTTAGCCAAGTAGTGCCGGATTGGTTTCTGTTGCGGTTACCCGCCTCGGTATCAAACCTATTGCCCGACTCGGAATTGGAAGCGGCTCGGTCACAGTTAAGCCAAGATCAATACGACCAAGAGTATGAGTGCAGCTTTGATGCGGCTATTCTTGGGGCGTTTTATGGGCAAGAGATGCGATTGGCGCAAGATCAGGGCAGAATTATAGAATTACCTTTTGAGCCTGAGTCACCTGTTTACACCGCATGGGACTTAGGTTATCGGGACGATACCGCTATTTGGTGGTATCAGGTAGTTAGGGGCGAGGTCAGGGTAATGGACTATTACGCCGTATCAGGGGCAAGCATTGAGGAAATAGCCAATGTGGTTAACGCTCGGGGCTACCGATACACCCGCCATTACCTACCGCATGACGCAAGGGCAAAGACGTTGGCCTCGGGGGGGAAGTCTATTGTTGAGCAATTGGCTGCACACTTAGGCGGTATAAGCAAGTTAGCCATCGTGCCTGAGATTGGCATACAAGACGGCATCCAAGCGGTTAGGATGATTCTGCCAAGCTGTTATTTTGACTACCGGTGCGATGAGGGGCTAGAAGCGTTAAGGCAATATCAGCGGGAATATGATGAAGATAAGAAAACTTTTCGTCAAACTCCACGCCATGATTGGTGCTCACACCCCGCAGATGCGTTTAGAATGCTTGCAGTAGCCTATAGACAAGAGGCAAAAGACGAGACACCGCCCAAGGGCAAGACCCTGCAAACCATCACACTTGATGAGCTGTGGGACTATGAGATACAACATAAAGAGGAGCGTATATGAGCCAGCCAGTAGCAGAAGTAGGTGGATACAAGAACATCACCGCCACAGGCGCAGTCAGCACTGGCCCATGCCAGTTGATTGGTTTTTACGTTAACAACACTACCGTAGGCACATTGGTGCTACGCAACGGCGGCGCTAGTGGGGAAGTAATGTCCGGCACGATCACCCCAGCAATTGGTTTTCATCGATTTCCCGCCAACGTAGGTGTTAGTCTGTACGCCACAATTGCTGGCACGGCATTGGATGTGACATTCTTCTTTGCCGCTGGTAGCTGATCATGTACGATGAAACCGGCGCATATGAGGGCGAGGACGCTGGCCCTTATTGGCACGATCAAATTGAGACCGCTATCAAGATATTTGATAAGTGGGAAAAGCGTGGTCAAAAGGTTGTCAAGCGCTATAGGGATGAGCGTGATGCTATAGAAATGCCAAGGATGAAGTTCAACATCCTATGGTCAAACATCCAAGTTCTGTTTCCTGCCCTATACGGTAGACAAGCCAAGCCCGAGGTCTCACGCCGCTACATGGATCAAGATCCTGTGGGTCGCCTTGCATCCACTATGCTTGAGCGTGTCATGGAATATGAGACCACCCAATTCGGTGACTTTGATGCGGCAATGAGTGGCGCAGTGCAAGATCGATTGCTGCCTGGTCGCGGCACGGCTTGGATTCGCTATGAGCCTGTCATTGTCAATGATCGACCTGATGAAGATGACGTTTTAGATGAGACTGAAGAATCTCAGGTATATAACACCGTAGAAGATCCAACAGAGCGAATCGATGCGGCTCACAGCCCAATTGATTACGTCTACTGGGCTGACTTCTTGCATTCACCAGCTCGTACATGGGATGAAGTTTGGTGGGTAGCTCGGGCGGTCTACATGACCAAGGATGAGGGCGTAGAGCGCTTTGGAGACGTATTTAAAAACGTTAGCTTGACCAGCTCAAACACCGACATGGACGGTAAGAATCCCATGACCGCCAAGATGACCTACGACAAAAAGGCGATGGTCTATGAGATTTGGAACAAGCGCACAGCCAAGGTTTGTTGGATTGCCAAAGGTTATCCACAAGCGCTAGATGAGAGGGATGACCCGCTAGAGCTTGATGAGTTCTTCCCATGCCCCAAGCCGTTGATGGCAACCACCACCACCGGCTCAATGATTCCTGTACCCGACTTCTGCGAATACGAAGATCAGGCACAAGAGCTAGATAACTTAACGCAACGCATTTACTTGCTGACCAAAGCCTGTAAAGCGGTTGGCGTGTTTAATGCCGAGTTCAAAGAACTGGCTCGGATGTTTAGCGAGGGTGTAGACAACAAGCTATTCCCTGTGACCGCATGGGCGGCAATGTCGGAAAAAGGCGGCTTAAAAGGCGCTATCGACATGATGGATACCTCGCAAATCATTATTACTTTGCGTGAGTTGTATGCGGCAAGGGAGCAGGTCAAGCAGTCCATTTATGAAATCATGGGCATATCGGACATCTTGCGTGGATCGTCCAAAGCGCAAGAAACGCTTGGTGCTCAACAACTTAAGGCTAACTTTGGCAGCTTAAGGTTAAAGAGCAGCCAAGGCGATGTAGCTCGATTTGCTACCGACATCTTTAAACTTAAGGCGCAAGTTATATGTAAGTTTTACCCGCCTGAGTTGATTGTTGAAATGTCAGGTGTGATGAACACACCCGATGGTCAAGACCCGCAGATGTTGCAAGCGGCGTTGCAGATGTTGTCTAACAGCACCATACGCGACTTCCACATTGCGGTCGAGGCCGATAGCTTGGCTCAGATTGATGAGCAGGCAGAAAAGCAAGGCGCACAAGAGGCAATAGGGGCTATTGGTGCATTCTTGCGCGAGGCAATCCCTATGGTTACTCAAGCGCCCGAAACATTACCAATGGTTTCCGAAATGCTATTGTTCTTGGTGCGCCGATACAGAGCAGGTCGAAGTTTAGAGAGCGCAGTAGAAAAGGCCATGAAAGCCCTGCAAGACAAGGCAGATGCGGCTAAACAACAACCGCCAAGCCAACCGCCCGAAATGATGCAAATGCAAGCGGAGCAACAAGCCGAGCAGATGCGGATGCAGGCACAAGCGCAGACTGAACAGATGAAAATGCAAGCGCAGGCTCAAATTGAGCAAAGCAAGGCGCAGCTTGAGGTGCAGATGCAACAAGCTAAAGCGCAGGCTGATATTCAATTGGCGCAGATGAAAGCGGACTTTGAGACCGCTAAACAGAACAATGAACTCCAAATTAAAGCCCGAGAAATGGCTGGAAGGGAAGAATATGAGCGATTTAAAGCAGAGCTTGATGCTTCAACTAAGATCATGGTGGCAAGGATTGGTAGCAACCCTGGCATCGACTTACCAGTGGTTGAAACAGTGGCGGCGCAATTAGATAATCTTGGAAATAACCTTGGCGGTGCAATTTCAAGCGCAATGGATAAGATTGCCATGATGCACGATCAAATGGCAAACAGTCATGGCGAATCAATGCAAAACATTGGAATGGCAATGCAAAAGTTAGCCGCGCCCAAGAAAGTGGTTAGAGGTGCTGATGGCTTAGTAATTGGCGTGGAGATAGCATGAGCTTAATCCTTGCTGATAGAGTAAAACAGACTACCACTTCCACAGGTACTGGAACAATTACGCTAGATGGCTCGGTTGATGGGTTTCAGTCATTTGCGGTAATTGGCAACAACAATACGACTTATTACACAATTTCAGGCGGTACGCAATGGGAAGTTGGGATTGGAACTTACTCTAGCGGCACGTTGGCTAGAACAACTGTAATCTCTTCATCAACAGGCTCAATACTTAATCTTGCGGCAGGTAAAAAGGAAGTATTTGTTAGCTATCCTGCTGAAAAATCGGTCAATCAAGATGCCAATAACCGTGTTTTGATACCTTACACATCAGGCACAACCAATGTTGGCTCTTTAAATGTTGGTGACGCAACTGCACACACTGATTCGGGAGTAATAGCTGGGTTCACGGCAAGTGAGCCGTTATATCTTTACACAAGTCTGCAAAACACAAGCGCAAGCAATACAAGTTATGCAAGCTATGCTGTTAATGACGGCGGTCATACGGCCTATAACGAGCTTGGAATAAATAACGCAAATTACAGTTATGCGGCTGCGGGGTATCCAAATAATGGGTTTTCTCTACCTTTGGCAAGTTTTGTCGAATCAAATGGCGGCCCATTGGTTATGGGAAGTTGGGATAACCAAAAAATCAGTTTTATTATAAATGGCGCGGTTAGCACTACAGACGCTGTAACCATTAACACCAATGGATCGGTAGCGTTTAATGGGCAAGTGGGAACTGCGGGGCAGGTTTTGCAATCCAATGCTACTACCGCCCCCACTTGGGTAGATAACGCCGCAAAATGGGGAACGTAAGTGTTTGGTATATCAGCATTTTGTGAAACAGCCTTTGCAAGCGTTCCAAATGCAGTAACGCCTGATGAAATCCCTTTAGGCGGTCACTTTGGTTTTGATGAAAAAAAGCGTGATGAACAATGGGCAAAAGACCGCAAACTAGAAGCACAACGCAAGCTAAAACTGCAAGAGGCGCTGTTTGGTTTACCACCCGAGGTAAGGGAAGAAATCACTTCAGCACCCGCGCAAACAATAGAGGTTGCGGTTAGAAAACAAATTGATTATGATTTGTTAATGCAAAGGGTCAAAACCCTTGAGGTTCGTGTTAAGCTAAAACGTGATGAAGAAGATGTCGCAATGCTTTTGGAATTAATGTGAAAAGAACTTGGGTTTATCCATCAGACGGCAGCGAAGCCTACGAAGTCACAAGGGGCGAGTACCGAGATGAAGCGATGGCCTCGGTAAGAGGGGACATTGCACCTTTTATGTCGCCTGATGGCGTGATGATTGAGGGTCGTAAGCAATGGCGTGAGCACCTTAAGCGTACCGATACTATAGAGATGGGGCATTCGGACGTTAAGTATGCACAGCAAGAGTGGAACAAAAAGAAAGAAGCGCACCGAGACCGATTGCGTGGTCAGCTGGCTACGGTGCAAGAGTTTGATCGACCAGGCGCACCGATTGCACCTGTTAAGATGTCTAACCTTAACGTAGAGATGGCAAACCGCCTGCACAACAGACCAATGCCCGAGCGTAAA